CAACAACGGAGTAAAAAATGAACAACGTCACAATCAGCCTTAAGCTTGCAAACATGATTCTTGGGTATCTTGGCAAAAGACCTTATTAAGAATTATTTCAGTTGGTTCAAAAGATTCAGGATGAGTACAAAAACTCTTTGTCTGCCGAACAGCCTGCTCAATTTGAAGCAGTGCCAGACGTGGAGTAAAGCATGGAGGCAACACACGAGCTTGCTACCGAGACCGACAAACGCCTGAGCGTTCATGAGGCCGTCTGCGCTCAACGCTATGAGGGTATTCAAGGTCGGTTTGATGAGGGCGACAAGCGCATGACCAAGATCGAATACTTGTTGTATGCGGTCATTGTGTGCGTGTTATTCGGGCCGGGTGTTGCCGCCGATTTTGTAAAGCGCCTGTTGGGGCTATGACATCGAGCCGATCACTTTGGCTCTTGCCGCAATATCGGGCATCAAGCAAGGCATCGCTCTGTACAAGGATGCCAAAGCCACTGGGTCTGATCTTTACAAGATAACCAAAGAGATTTCGGGTTTCATTGGGCAATTTTTTGAAGCGCACGAAGAAGTAAAAAAAGAAAACAAGCGCAACGAATTAAACCCACCAAAAGAAAAATCACTCAAGGCTCAAGCTCTTGAGAATGTGTTCAACCAAATTGAACTTGAGCGACAGGCGGTTGAATTGCGTGAGTTCCTGATCTATCACACAGACCCAGCATTGGGCGCGGTATGGTCAAGGTACGAAGAAGAATTTAAACGGCTTGCAAAAAAGCATGACGAGGAAATTAAACAAGAGGCAATAGCAGAACGGAAAAAGAAATGGCAACGCCAGCAAATGATCGACAGATTACAAAACAACGCACTGATCTTTGGGGCGGTGTTATTGGTAATTCTAGAAATCTGGGCGCTGATGTACCTCATTTATCAGAATCGGGATATGTAGTCGTGGCTATTTTGCTTATGCTTTTTGTTTGTTTGGCTATGCCTTTGATGGCAATGCTGTACTTTGATTCGCTTGCGCTGAACAAGAAAACGGAGCGCACGGAAGCCCGAATTGAAAAGCTGTTAAAAGATTTAGAAAAAAAGGAAAAGTGATGATTCCAATATTTGCCTCTCTCCTTACGACCCTTGCTGAAAACGGCTTGGGTCTTTTGTCTTCTGCGATCCAAGCAAAGGGCAAGGAAGTTGTTGAGAATACCCTTGGTGTCAAGATTCCCGACGCTCCCAACCCAGAAGATGTCGCCAAGTTGCGCCAACTTCAATTTGATCACGAGGAACGCCTGCTGGAGTTGGGCATTGAAAAGGCCAAGATGGACTTGGCTGAAATGGAAATGCTGGCAAAAGCCGCCCAAAGCGACGCTGACAACATCACAGACCGATGGGAAGCGGACATGGCATCTGACTCTTGGCTGTCCAAGAACATACGCCCCATGAGCCTTATAGCCATCTTTGTGGGCTATTTCCTGTTTGCCATGATGTCAGCCTTCGATTACAACGCCAATGAGTCCTACGTCACCCTGTTGGGCAACTGGGGCATGTTGATCATGGGGGCGTATTTTGGCGGTCGCACGGTCGAAAAACTGGCAGAAATGAGGAAAAAATGAGCTTAAACACCGAACAAGCCGCTTTTTTGCTGGATGCCTGCAAACTGATCCAGTACGCCACGGAGCAGGGCTTCATGGTCACGGGCGGGGAGTTGGCCCGAACACCCGAACAGCAGGCCATTTATGTCAAAACAGGGCGCTCCAAAACCCTCAATTCAATCCACCTGAAGCGGTGCGCCATCGACTTGAATTTCTTCAAGGATGGGCGGATAATATGGGACAAAAGCATCCTTGCGCCGTTGGGCGCTTATTGGGAGACTTTGAACCCCAAAAACCGCTGGGGCGGCAATTTCAAATCGCTTGTAGATTGCCCTCATTTTGAGCGTAATGTTGGATAAGGGGACGACGCAATGACGACACCATCATGGGTGATGACTTACGACAGTCTTACCTCCACCGTTCTCCAATATTTGGAACGAAGCGATGCGGCGACCAGAGAGGCCATTCCAACCTTCATTACGCTGTGCGAATTTGAAATTGCTGAAGAGATCAAGACCCTTGGTCAGTTGAACGTTGCCACCGCCACAATGACGACAGGCAACCCAATTCTTCAAAAGCCTGCCAGATGGCGCAAAACAGTTTCCATGACCCTTACCAACACGGAAGGCGCTCAACCTGTCTTTTTGCGCAAGTTTGAGTACCTCAAGGCTTATTGGCCCAATGCAACTCAGACCGACATGCCTGCGTTTTATGCGGACATCGACTACGACCATTGGTATGTGGCTCCAACACCTGACCAAGACTATGAGTTTGAGGTGCTGTATTACGAGCGCATTGAGCCATTGTCTTCATCAGTACAAACCAATTGGCTGACCCGCAACGCCCCAAATGCCATGCTATACGGCACTTTGTTGCAGGCAATGCCATTCTTGAAAAACGACCAGCGCCAAATATTCCAACAGAAGTATTCTGAAGCTATTGGTGCGCTGAAGAACGAAGACACCACACGAGTTGGTGACCGACAAACAATTGCTGTGGATAGTTAATCATGACCACCTACCAAAATCCGTTTACAGGCCAAACAATCAACCCATCGCAGGTGGGTTATGAGGCGCTGAGTATTTCAGTTGATACCACACTCCAGTGGCCCGTCAACGGCAACAACAGCAATATCGTTGCCAACATCATGGAGGTTACGGCAACCGCAAGCGGTTTGTCGTTGATCCTACCTTCTGCTCAACAGGTGTCTGTTGGTCAAAACATCATCATTAGGAACGTGGGATCAAACTCGTTCAATGTGACTGATGCTGGCTTGGGTGTGATTGCAACAATTGCATCTGGTATTGCAAGCTTTATTTATTTAACGGATAACGCCACTGATAGCGGCGATTGGACGGTTATTACCTTTGGCGCTGGCACTTCATCAGCCAATGCCGCGACGCTTGCTGGATATGGATTGGTTGCGTTGAATACAACGCTGAATCAGTCCCACCCAATTAGCACAATTGCTTCAGACTACACAATTCTTGAAACAGCTAGGTCGCAATTTCTTATTTGGAATGGTGGTGTTGGAACATTGACTCTTCCAAGCGCGTCTGTTGTTGGCAATAACTGGTTCACCATCATTCGCAACGGCGGAACAGGTATTGTCACTGTACAGCCCACTGGCATCAACACCATCGACGGCAACAACTTTGCTCAGTTGCAGTTGACGGAATCATTTGTTGTTGTGTCGGACGGTACAAACTATTTCACATTTGCTTACGGCAGATCAAATCAATTCCCGTTCACCACCTTGGCAAAGACAGTAACTGGCGGCACGGTTACTTTGACATCCGCTGAGGGTGCAAACATCATTCAAGAGTACGGCGGTGTCTTGACATCAAACTGTATCGTGATCGTTCCATCAACGGTTCAGTTGTACTCTTTGCAGAACAACACGTCAGGCCCTTATTCGCTGACCTTTAAAACAGTAGCCGTTGGCGGCACAACGGTTGTTTTGCCTCAATCACAAACCGTCATTGCTATCTGTGACGGCACAAACGTTTACAACGCGCAGACAGCCTCATTAAGCACACTGACAGCCCTTACCTTGGGTAACGGCTCTGCGGCAACGCCTTCGCTGAATTTTGTCGGTGACAACTACACTGGCTTGTACTTGGTGGGTAGCAACCAACTCGGCTTCTCTATCGGCGGGGTCAACAAGATGACGCTGACAGCCACTGGACTGTTGTTGCCCGGCGGCATCTCTGGGGGAACATTTTGACGGCAAAGGTCACCACCCTCTCGGTCAAGCCCGGCATCCAGCGGGATGGCACTCGGTTCGCTTCAGATATTTATATCGACGGCGAGTGGGTGAGGTTTCAGCGCGGCATGCCAAGAAAAATTGGCGGCTACAACGCTATTTTTTTGAATGCGACCGAAATCTCTCGCGGCATGACCATGACCTCAAGCAATGGTCTGAACTATGTCGTGTCTGGAACTCGATCAGGGGTTGAGGGTTGGACGACTGACAATGATAATGGTGTTGGCTTTGGCCCAACCGCAACCACAATATCATCAGGATTCACCGCAAACGACAATAACCTGTGGCAGTTTGATGTTGGCTACGACTCCAACGGAGCGGGGGCAAGTAAGCTGATCGCGCATCCCGGTCAAAACCTTGCCGCCATCGACAGCACAATCAACACAAGGGTGCTGTACGGAGACTTTCCGGGAACCACGCTCGCGCCCATAGGTGTCTTCACTGCCGCTGGCACAACAAACAGCACAACAACCTTCACACTGACTACCGCCAACGCTTCCGTGGGCGCTGGTCAAACAATCACTGGCTCTGGAATTCCGTCTGGTACGACGGTAGTGTCTGTTGTTGGCAATGCTGTGACCATGTCAGCCGCCGCCACAGCATCAGCCAGCATCACCGCAACCTTTGACAACAACATTGCCGTGTCTGGCGGTGTTGTGATGCTCCACCCGTACCTGTTTGTGTACGGCAACAACGGACTGATTCAAAACTGCGCCGCTGGCGACTTCAACAATTGGACTTCATCGGATTCAAACGCCAATAACGTGTCCACTGGAAAGATCGTTAAGGGCCTCCCAATACGAGGCGGAACCAATTCCCCATCTGGTTTGTTTTGGTCGCTGGATTCAGTGATTAGGGTGTCTTACGCGCCGACAACGGCGGGTGGCCTCACCTTCTATTGGAGGTATGACCTGCTGACCAGCCAAACGTCAATCATGTCTTCACAGTGCGTGATTGAGTATGACGGCATCTTCTATTGGTGCGGCACTGATCGTTTCTTGGCATACAACGGTGTTGTCCAAGAGATTCCAAACACAATGAATCAGAACTATTTCTTTGACAACCTGAACTATGCCCAGCGCCAAAAGGTGTGGGTGTCCAAGGTTCCAAGGTACGGTGAAATATGGTGGTTCTATCCAAAGGGTGACGCAACCGAATGCACGGATGCAATCATCTACAACGTGCGTGAAAAGACTTGGTATGACGCTGGTCAGGCATTGGGTGCAAGACGCTCTGCTGGGGCCTTCTCTGAGGTTTTTAGAAAGCCTTTGTGGGCTGGCAACGAAATCAACTCATCCAACAAGTACACCATATGGCAACATGAAAAGGGTGTCGATCAGGTGTACCTGACGGGCGTGAATGCAATTAAGTCTGGGTTTGAGACATGCAACTTGGGTCTGGTGACGGGTGGCCCCGGCAACCCCCAATTGGTCGGTGACAACCTATGGGCGCGTATTGATCGAATCGAACCCGACTTTGTACAGAACGGCAACATGACCGTCAGGGTGACTGGTAAGGGCTACGCAAACGATGATGACATTGTTTCTGACCCATACACCTTTGACGAGACAACGCTGAAGATTGACATGCGTGAACAGCGCAGAGAATTGCGACCCTCTCTTTCTCCCTCCC